GCTCCTGACAGATTAGCTCCTAACAAATTAGCTCTACACAAACTAGCTCCTGACAGATTAGCTCCTGACAGATCAGCTTTACGACCCTCTTTATTTCCAGAGTCCAACCACAATTTATGTTCAGCTAAAATTTCTCTTGTATCCATTTTTGTACCGTATATTTAAGTTTAAAAAGTCTCGTAATATTAATCTTTTAATAGAATACCGGAGCTACCAGTAAAAGCGTTGATATATATCAATACAGCATTTTATAATATAAAACAATAAAATCTATTATTTTATAGAATATTTTAGTTGTTAAACAGAGCGAGGATTGAATATTATTATGGCTTCCATGTCTAAGTACCTATCTAATAAACAGGTTATAGGAGGTCATACACAGACTATCTATATATAAATAGATCAATTTTAAAATCTATTAATTAATAGATTACGTGAGATCGCTATAAGGCCTTGAAATGACGTTAGAAGGGAATTAAAATAAAGGCGGTGTGAGGTCTGGAAGCTAAAAAATAGTGTTATGGTGTGAAGCTGGGAGGGTGGAAAGCAAGGTTTGAAGTCTTGAATTCTTGATTTAGAGAGTTTCCGAATTTGGATTGTTTCGGATGGTAAATCAGTCACGCCGACCGCCAATAGTCGGCGCGTAATTGCTAAAGGAATTTTTCCTAAGTTTCCAGACCCAGAAATACCCTTTAAGCAAAAGGCTAGAATCTTATAGTGGCATTTTTAAAAAACATTTCTGAGCAAACAACGCCCGTTATTTCTACACCCGAAATATTATTAGCTGTAAATTTAGTACTATATAAACTGTTTTTAGGACAATATTCCAGACTGTGTTTCGCGGTTCTTATGTTTGTGAATCCGGCCTCCCTTAGTGAATTTTCTACATAATCATTAGACGTACAAGAAGCTAAATAAACAGCGGTTAACGCGACTAAAAGTAGTTTTTTCATTAGCTAAAATATGTTTTTCTACGGAATTAAACAAGGCTGAATGAAGTTCCTTTTATATTTCCACTAATACAACACTAAATTATATTGTATTAACGCAAATATAAAAGCCCAACAGTATGTCCTGCCGCTCAAATATATATATTTGGTCTAGCGGCAAGATTGCTGTTGAGCTTATGTGGCTTACAGCTCCACGTTTTCTTTTTCCAAGTCACCCAAAAAAGTTTCGTCGGCACTCTCGTCAACGACTTTTTTAGCTAAAGAATCAATGTCTTCTTCACGTTGTTCCAGTACAGAAGGCCATATTTTTTCAATGTATGCCTGGACATCCTCTTTTTTGTCGGATAGAAAACTTTTAAAATTCTCTGGAAGTTCAAGCGGTTTTACATACTCATCATCCAAACCTTTAACAAGTTCCAGGCATTTGGCTGGTTTGATATCGTGCGACATCCATTGCGCAATATAAGAGTCTTTACTCTCTTTATACGCTTTGTCTTTAGCGTATCTTTGCTGCCCGCCAAGCACACAATGTTGATAGACACCGCTGGTTAGTTTCGCGTTAGTTTTGCGTGATCTATACGTTGAACAACCATCGCCCACCAGGGTTTCCCACACGTTGTGGTGTGAACAAAGAACGGCTACAGTCTCGCCTTTATAAGAAATGTAGTTGTCGCCACGTTTCGCGGTTTGCATCATCTGGGATACATGATCCAAGATATCCTCGACTTTTGCCTCTTTATTCTCGTTCAAGTAACTTAAAATATTATTTAGTACACTCATTTTTTACACCTAGGTATTATGTTTAAATCAATCGTAAATATACCCTTATTATAAACTAATAAAGGTTTTTGTCAAATTTTTATTTAGTTTTCAACAAAAAACTATTTCCGCGAAGTTTTTGCTTTGAAAGAGAGAGATTGCAAAGAACTGAGTAAGGAATTTTTTGCTTATTTCCTTGTTTGTCTTTTCGTTCAAAATAAGCTGCTGGATTAAGATAAAGGCCGTTTTCAGCGTTTTGGCGCGTTTTTAATCTTTTCCACTCCTTCGGAGAAACTTCTAAGCCAAACGCCGTTTTATTGACATTTGCTTTATTACTCACAATAACAGCAACAGTATTTCTCCCTACATGTTTCATTTGAATAACTGGTCTTCTTGTGTTCATAAATTAAACCTTTTTGAATTGTTTATATAATTGAAAATATAATATAAGATTACGTAATGAAATGTAATCTGTCAAGCTATTTGAATTCGGTAGCTAAAAAATTGTATTAGATAAATTAGCTTTGAGTAGATTAACGCCAGACAAATTAGCGTGTGACAAATCCGCGTCAGACAAATTAGCGTGTGACAAATCCGCGTCAGACAAATCAGCTTCAGATAAATCAGCTCCAGACAAATCAGCGTGTGACAAATCCGCGTCAGACAAATTAGTGTGTGCTAAATTATCGTGTGATAAATCAGCCCCAAACAAATTAGCGTCGGACAAATCAGCGTGTGACAAATCAGCGTGTGACAAATTAGCGTGTGACAAATCAGCGTTAGACAAAATAGCTCTTCTCAAATCAGCTCTATAACCCTCTTTATGTTCTGTTGATAACCACAAAGAATGAGCCTCTAAAATTTTCTTTAGCTTTTCTTTTTCCATTAACACCTTTTTTAATTAGTTGTTTTAGTACGAAAATATAATATAAGATTACGTAATGAAATGTAATTTGTCAAGCGATTTGAATTCGGTAGCTAAAAAATCCCTATCGTTGTGCGGGCTTAGGAACGATTTTTAACACCTTTCCTATGCTTAGGTATGAGTCTAAAGTTTGACGGTTTTGGGGCTCTGTACGACCTTTTCTATTATGTCAAGGGCTTTACGTCAATAAATCACTATTTATCGGTTTGAAAATACGCTGTTTCTTCATAAATAGTCGTAGTTTGACGGATCATCTTTCACCAATGTATATATTTTTCAAAGGACTATTATATAATGATAACGATTTAATTATTATATTCTACTAAGTTGTAAAATACTGGGGGGCTATTATACCCCCGGGGGGTATATATATATATATATATATATAATATATAATAATAATTAAAGAGCCTTGACTTTATAACAGTAGATATCGAATATGAGAGTATATTTATTTAATATAGGTGTATAATATTTCCTGCATCTTCTTTAGATAGGCAAAAAAAACTGTTGCGGGATTTTTTAGTTCCACGTGAAACTATTAGAGTAGATAAAAATAGTGTAGATATACAATTTTTAGTGATCTTCGGTATGTATACAATAGTGTAGAAAAGTGTGATTTTTGCGGCTTCTTTTAGTTATAAATCTATTATTTTATAGATTTGTGTGTGAATAAGAGAATCTATATTTTAATAGATTAGGTGTGGATTTATACATTTATTTAGCTATAGAGAAGGGGTAGGGCCATTTAGGTTTTACATATAGCCCGCCCGGTATTTAGTATATGAAACACATAATTTTCAAATATGTCAATAAATATTATTGATATAAAAATAATTTTAAAATTATTTTTCTATACATCAAATTTACCTTTGTTATAATCATTTTCTAATTCAAAGAATTTTAAATCTTCGATGACGCCTAATTTCGAATACCTTAAACAATCCGCTCCATGTGAAAACTTACTTTCTTGGGGTGTTTTCTCCCACGTACCTTTTTTCTCATTCCACGCTTTTTTATAGTTAAGTAAACAATCAATTAAATATGTGCACGATTTATCTATATACATATTCCGTATCATTTTACACACTTGTTCTATACCAGAAATTACACCTGTTTTTTCGAGTTGATTTATATTTTCCATACCGAGTTCTTCAAACCGTTCTACCCTGTCATAACCAAAATCTACATTAGTTATTTTAGCGTCATGAGGTACAACGAAATTACCTATGTAATACTCGGTATCTTTTATATAATCTACGTAGTAAGCTAAATCTTTTCCGTGATCTATAAATTCGTGTATAAACCTAAAAAATCCTTCATAATACTGATAAAAGAATAGAACCATTGTACCGTGACCTAAATCAGTAGCTAGTTGTACAGGAAGGTTTTTGTCATATAAATCTGACTTGATACGTCTGTGTTTCAATACGTGCATGAAATACAGTTCTGCGAAATATGTACCAGATTTATTCATCAAAAATGCTTCTTTATCTGTAGTAGGGTATTCTTGATGTATTTCAAAACCTAATTCTCTATTCTTCGCTACCCAAAAGTTAACTTGCCGCTTATTTAGTACAACACCTTCTTCTTTATTTAGCTTGGTAAAGTATTTCGAGTCATTTTTTGTCGGTGTTTGTTCCTTTTCTTCTAAACTGTCGTTATCATGTAACCAAGATAAGAACAGTGGGTAGAAGTCTTTTTCCGTCATGTGCCCAACATATGATATAGCTTTATCCCACTCATCTTTAAATATGTTGTCACCTTCACCTGTGCTTTCTATCACACCTGAGTTTCCAGGTGCTAAAGCTTGTAATGAACCTGTTTTTACTTCTTTAGCTTTCTCAGGATATTTATTAGCTATTTTACCGAATTCAGATATGTGAAGTCTGTGTAATGTTTGTGACCTAAAAGAAGTTCTAATGTATATCTTACTATTATTGGACATCTTGTATTCTTTTATGTTGTCTTTCTCTACATACACATTCAGAAAATTTTTTACTCCTGGGTCTAAACATTCCCACAGTAATTTAGTCTTCTCTAGTAGAGATGAAGATTCATCTATACCTTGAGCCATCAATCCTATGTTCAAATCCGGTAAGGTTATTGCATCATCAAAATAAATTATAAGCCATAAAGTAGAAACTCCGTGTTGTCTGGATTTTAGTATTATTAATCTAGGGTGGAATAGACTAGCTGCATATACCATATGTTGAGCTTTATTCATTATAAACAGACGTCGAACACCTAATTTATCTACTATAGTAAATAAATTATTTAGCCGCCACAACTTTGAAGGTAGATAATTCTTTAGGAACTCTTCTTCTGTGTTCGGTTTAGTATAAAAAATATGTTCGTAACCTAGAATAGGCATACCTTTATATATTTCTCTGAACTCTTCTTTAGTTATGTTCATGTTAAGGTTTCATTTGTTGTAAGAATACATTAAAATTAGTGTTTCCTTTAGGTATGGAATCAGAATCAAAACAGAATGTTTTGTATAGAACAGATACAGAGTCAGCCATATGTTTCAATGTCTTTGCTTTCCCTTCATCTATCGTTCCTACATCATTAAATGAGTTAGCTATTTTATTAGCTGCTATCTTTAAAGTTTCCTCCAATTCCGTGTCAGGTTCGTCTAAGTTTAGATCAGAGATTTCTACACCTGTACTTTCTGCAATATCCTTACCAGAATCCCATTCTAATAAGATAGGTAACGGTATATTATATTTATCTAATATTATTTTCTTGTCAACATTCTGCCTTAATAAAGTAAGAATTTGATCTTTATTATTTTTGTAACTCATAGTATTTTTTTATTACTTGTTTCATTTTGTTGCTGAAAGAAACACCTTCTTTTTTAGCTTCGATTTTTAAAGCCTCCACTAATTTTTTAGCTTGTGTGTCGTACACTTTTATAGAAAATGAATATGTATTTGCCATAGTATTATAAAGTGTTAAGATTATAATTTCAGTAAAGTTCATTGAGATTTAATAATATTATTTTATTCTTATTTCCTTTACTTTGTCAATTCTTTTTTGTTATAATAGAGATATTTCAAACATTAAATTTTAATTTATAGGTATTCCACATGAGTGACACCACCGAAAATTTCACTTCTAAAGTTAATGAAGTTGTTTCTAAATTAGTAAAAGACAAGGATAAAAATATATACGTCTTACCTGATAATATAGAATGTACTGAAGAGGTTAAAATCGCAGCTATGTCTGAGGCTAGGTACAGAAATACTCAATCAGCGTATACAAAGACGAATCAAAAACTCATAAAGGAGAAGAAAGTAAACGAGTACTTAGTTAGTAAATTAACTAAATCCACTACCTTAAATTTATCTGAAAAAGAAAGAGAAGATTTAGAGGAGCTAAAAGAATCTGATCCAGATGCTTGGAGACATAAATTAAACTCTTATGAATCTATAGCCTCTAGTACAGTTAAAGCAGATGTGGAAACAGAGGTAGCTAAAATATTGACTGATAGTACTGTTGAGATAGAAAAAGAGAATAGACAACAACTTTTAAATGATTTCAATAACATTTATCCTGATGTTATATTAACTGACAAAGTGATAGAAAATAATATTCCACCAAGAATCATAAAAAAATTAGAACAAGGTGATATTAATTTTGCTGAGTTTTTGGAACAAGTTAAAATATACATAGTTGACGACAAAAAAGTAGCTAATACTAAAGTAGGCGAGAAACCTGATTTATCTTCGATTGGATCGTCTACTGGTGTTAAAACAAAACCAGATGTAGACTCTTATGAGACTGCTGATATATAAGTGAGATAAGAAATGAGTATCGTTTCGATTGATAGTGATTTAGTTAGGCGTAGGTGGGTTAGAGAAGGCTTAATACAATCTAACGCAAAATCTTTTTGGGGGCCTATGACTGGGCCCACTCAAGATTCTGTTATAATGAAAGAGGTAAATAAAAATGCCTCTGAGGGACACACAGTAGTTTTTGACTTTGACGGTAATTTAGTAAATAGACCGGTTAAAGGAAATCAAACTGCTTTTGGTAAAGGTGAGAATAAGAAAAAGTTTAGCTCTAAACTTACTGTTGAACAGTTTAGGAATGTTGTTGATAATGGCAATGCTTTTGATTCTGTAGAAATAGGTGATTTGTCAATCACTCAACATTCTGACTCTAGGGGTAAACTAGGAGATTTGTGGATAAGGTCTAAAGATCAAGGTATTTTTGATGAGATGCTATCTGTACCTACAGCTAAAACACCTTCACATACATGGGTATTTGATGCTGTAGCGGGTGAACGGTTTGGTATTGATCAACTTACAGATATTGAAACTCTCATTAAAACAGGTGAAGGATTTACCACTGGTGGTATACGTAGACCACTCAAACCGTACAGAACAGATGACGGTAGACTAATGTGGTTGTATGTTATTGATCCTGTAATTGCTGGTCTTCTTAAGAAAGACGATGATTGGAAA